CGGGGATGATGGAGGTGCTGCTCGTCCTCTCGTCCAATTCTGATCACTGGTTTACCGCCATCGAGGTGTGCCAAATTCTATCTATCGGCAAGGCCACCGCAAACCGCGCGCTTTACACTGCCTACGACCATGAGTTGGTCGATCGTAAGGACGCTGCGCCGCCTACTTGGCGGATTGAGTGTACTGGGAGACAGCACGAGCGCACAAAGGCGCATCGTGACCGAACCAAGCACGTGCGAGACCTCCGCCGTGTTAAGGCCACCCGTGCACCGGCAACTCCTGGAGTGTGCAAGACACCAGGTTGTGGGCGCGCTCGCTATTATGATGGTGTTCAGGAGCACCCCTATTGTGGGAAGACCTGCGCCGTCGCTGCGCGCGTCCGGAAAAGCGAGAAGGGGGAGCGAAAACGTCGCGACCGGGAGAAGAACGCACGCTTTGACTCTACCAAGGGGTATCCCGGAGAAGGCCCTCCCGCCTTCACTCCTTTCTACTCGCTCTGTCAGTTCACCGCCGAGTGCCTCATCGCACGACATCACCACAAGAAGCGCTCTGGTGGCGGCCAGCAATCAGCTAGTGGTGCCGAGCGAGCATATCGTGAGCGAAAGCGGGCGGAAGTGTATACGCCATGCTGGCTCGGGCCAAGCTGTAGAGAACCCACCCATTTTCATTTTTTTGATGGTGAGTTCGGCGACAACAATGCATCTGTTGTTCGCAGAAGGACCGCTGTGTGGAGACCTGTGGATCGTGGGAACCCGGCCGAGGCCCCACCCGCACAGCGCGAAGCCGCCGCGGCGGACGAGGAGGCTGCTATCGAAGCAGTGGTGCAAGAGGAAAGAGCGCGTGACTTACATGAAAATGCACCGGCGCTGCCGGATGTCACTCAACCCATGCACCCTGCCGAGGTGGCCTTTGAGACCGCTCGGTTGGCAAACATTCAGGAGGCTCAGGTGGACCAAATCCGCGAACAGCGGAAACAGGCCATCGTGGCACAGGCGTCTAGGGAACTCAAGCAACCTATGACGATGAAAGATCTCGACATCTTCCTGGCTCACGCCACCCCTATGGCCGGTGGCTTCGATGAGGCCATTGACCTGTGGGAGCGCAACGGCTATAATATGGTGCGAACGATGCGTGATCTCCGCAACTATCGCAGACCCATCAAGCCGCGAGAGGAGGAAGTGCCCAATCCTGTGCAGCCCGCCGGACCGCGAATCGAGCACCGGCGACCCCTGAAGCGTGACGTGGCCTTGGAACTTGACCAACACCTATCCACCGAGACCACCAACACCGTGCTTGCTTATCTCGGCCCCGGGAATTTTGGCCCCCCTGTCCCGGTGGCACCACTAGAGAGCAAGTACGACGCTGACGGTTACGGGGCACATGAAGCGCACCCCCCGTCATCCAGCGACTCGGATCAGTCAGACTCTGAGTCCGACCACGGTGAGAATGCTGGCGACGCCGCTTACGCACGTATTATGCGGCTCACGGGTGTAAACCCTGCCCCAACTTTCGAAACCACCGTGGATTCACAGCCGGACAAGCTCCTGGAGTACATTCAATGGGCAGCGCCACACTTGGACGCAACTGCTGCCCTAGAGCTTGCTACGGTCTGCCGTTGGGATCAAAACGCGGTGAATGACCGGCTGACCGTCCAGCGTTGGGTACGGTCGCGCAAGGACAATACACCCTGGCACCAACTGCAGAGAGCGAGCACACGCGTCCGGAGGTGGTTCACACAGAAGATTGTCCCTCCCGTCGTGCCCGTGCCACCGGCGGTTCTCCCGCCGCCACCAGTCGACCCGATGTTCGCTACCACCACTAGGCACCTTTACGAGAAAGATGCTGTGGAGCTGGACACTATCAGTTGTCTGAAGGGCGATTGCCTGCGGTCGGCTGTGGTCTCTTGCGGCGGTGCCCTGTGTTGCGGATCCACCACATTCGTGGATGACCCGAACGCCCCACTCGAAACCACCTACACCACGGAAAGCGCTAGTATGGCGAGCACCGTGTGCTGCGGGCATGTTATCAACAAACCTACCAGCAGTGGGGTTGTCTCCGTTCAAGCAGAGCTCGGGTACACACGCTATCGTGTCGTCGAGATCTACACAGCATTGGCCGATTTCCTTAACCGCGACCTTGATTCCGCGAACGCCTCTGCTGCGTTCACCTCAGGGTACAACTCCAACCTGGTCGAGGCCCTCAAACGCTCCATGACCCGACCAGAAAACCCCGCTCAGCGACTTAAAGCTGAGGTCTGGAATCGCTATGCTGCACCTGAGTGCCACGAAATCCGTAATAATACTCTACTCGTGGTCACCCAAGAGCGGTATTTTGCTGCGAAAAAGACCGAGCGGATAATTCCGGCCGCCAACGCACCGCGCCCAAAAAACTTGAAGCGGGCCGCTGTCGAGGGACCCATCGCAGCGGCCCAGCTAGGCGCCAAGTCACACATTGTGGGGTCCAGAAAGCTTTTCACTTCAACAATCAGTTTTCAGTGATTGCGGGGCACGAGTGGTTTAAGGATGGGGATCTCTCCTTCCCGGATGACTCGCACCTCAACCCTGAACAATGGGACGGCACCTACCGGACAATCTTCGGCCCGTCCTATCAACATCCTGGGGTGATTTATGCTAATTCTGACCACAACATGAAACTCGCCATGAGGCGCCTAACCGCCCTACGCTTCCCAGAGGATTTAGGGCTGCCGCGACCTGTGCAACGAGATGTCTTGTACCCGTTGATGCAGGCCAGGTTTATAGAGGATCATGCCCCTCTAATGACCGACCTTGCGGCAAAGTATGCTCCATTTTTCAGCGAGATTATCGATGCCTACTCCCAGGCACAGGAGCATCACCTCGACCCACACCCAAAACGCCTACTGCGGCGACAAGCGTGGATCGACAGCCACTTGAACGGACGGATCGGCCCCAATATGTGGGTTAGAACCGTCTGGTACAAGATGAAGAAGAACGAGATCGCGAAACCGGGTAAATACCCCAGATCAATCGGCGACCTCGGTGTACTTGCCTCCCTACGCGGATTCCGTCTAGCGGAAGCCATGAAGGAAGCACAGTGTTACACCCCTCTTCTTCTAGGCGGCATGCGTCTGCAGACCGTGAAGAAGGCTTCACCGTTTGTTCTCGAGGAGGTGTTCAACAGTATGGACGCACCCCCGGAACAGGCCTATCAATGCGGTTTTTCAGATGATGGTGGGTATTCTATTCGGACCGACCGAGGGATACGGCGGTTCAATGTGGACATCAGCTCTTGCGATGCTTCCCACACAGCAGCACTTTTTGACTTGTATGTCAAACTGCACCCACCACGTCTCCAACAAGAGGCGAAATACCTTGTCGATCAGTGCACTGCACCTATCAGGATACATTCTGTCCATGATCGAAAAAGGATGGTGCTGCTCAAACCCGCGTGCCCCAAGTTGTATTCAGGCAGCACATTGACAACTGCCATCAACAACTTGGCGACATTGCTGATCGGAGTCGCTTTGGCCGAGGACAAACCTGAGACCGCTGATGGCATCATCGCATCAGCTGCCCGCGTGGGCTACAAAGTCTCTGTTCAGGTTTGCGACGTCATCCAGCAGGTCCAGTTCCTGAAACACTCGCCTATGCGGGATGAGCACGGAGTCCTACGACCTGTGCTTAACCCCGGGGTTTTGCTCAGGTTATCTGGTTCCTGTGATGGAGACCTACCCGGTCGTGGACCCATGGAATTGAGAGCCCTTTCCTTTCAGGAGGGACTCCTCCAAGGGGCCTATCCCAGAACCTCGTTCTCACTACTCGATGGGATGCGGCGAC